AAGAACGGCGTCGGCTACCAGTGGTGGAAGGACGCCCAGCTCGTCAGCCGCGAGCATGGCGGCGACCCGGCCGCGAACCCGAGTTTCTACGGGCTGATCTACGCCGCCGATCCGAAGGATGACTTCTCCGACCCGGCGGTGTGGCGGAAGGCGAACCCGTCGATGGGGATCACGTTCGCCGAGGAGGAGTTCGCGGCCGACTACCAGGACGCGACCACCGATCCGCGGAAGTTCTCGCGGTGGCTGCGGTATTCGCTCAACGTCTGGGCCGACGGCCGAGACGAGCAGTGGTTCAAGGGGGACGCGTTCGCCAACTGCCGCCGGCCCCCGCCCGAGGCCCTCGCCGGCCGGCCGTGTGTGGTCGGCGTCGACCTGGCGAGCAACCTCGACATGACGGCGGCGTGCTTCCTGTTCCAGGCGGCCGACGGATCGTATGACGCCGTGATGCGGTACTGGGTGCCGGAGGAGACGGTGGCCGAGCGGGAGCGGAAGGACCGCATCCCCTACTCGACCTGGATCCGCGAGGGCTGGCTCACCGTGACGCCGGGGGCGCGGCTCGACCACGAGCACGTGGCCCGCGACATCCTGGCGTTTGGGAAGGACCACCAGATCCTCCAGGTCGGGGCCGACCCGTGGCAAGTCGGCCCGCTCGCGACGTTCCTGCAACGCGAGAACGTCGAGGTGAAGGCGGTGGCTCAGTCGACGGCGCGTCTCAACGCCCCTTGCAAGATGCTCGAGGGCCTGGTCGTCGAGGGGAAGTTCCGATACGAGAGCCCGATCCTGCTGTGGAACGCGAACCACTGCCTCGTCTACACGGACACGACGGGCATGATCAAGCCGGACAAGTCGAAGAGCACCGAGAAGATCGACGGCCTGTCGGCCGCCTCCAACGCGTTCGCCATGGCGATCGAGAAGGCCGACGATCTCGCGGAACGGCCCTACGACGGCCCGCTCCTGCAGCCGCTCTGGTAACGCGGCTATAGGGCAAATCGGTGGCGGTTTGGAAGGATGCCTTCCATGCCACGCGCCAAGCCCACGGCCTCCAGGCGGTCGCCGCAGAATCCGTCGACGAAGCGGCCCGCCTCGCGGCGGTCGCCGCGGGCATCCACGCGCGCCACGATCGCGGACAGCACGCTCCTTGACCCGCTCGCCTGGGGCTCCGCCTCGCAGCGGCGGGTCCACCCCGAGCTCGCCGTCCGGGTGTCGAGCGTCTTCAGCGTCTGCCGGTTCATCGCCCAGTCGATCGGGTGCATGTCGCCCCGGCTGAAGGTGCGGCTGGCGGGCAAAACGCTCGACGCGGTCCAGGGCTTCGGCGATCCGGCCGCGAGCGTCTACCGGCAGGCGGTCCACGCCCTGCGGGTGCGGCCGAACCCGTGGCAGTCGCCCTTCGACTTCTGGGTCCTCCAGGGCTTCTGGACCGCCCTCCACGGCGGCGGCTTCGCCCGCGTCGTGCCCGGCAACCGGGGGGCGATGACCCACCTGATCCCGCTCCACCCGCGGCGGATGCGGACGAAGCAGCTCGCCGACTACTCGCTCGCCTACGAATGGTTCGACGAGAAGGGCAAGTGGATGCCGCTCCAGCAGAGTGAGGTCCTCCACTTCCGCTGGCTGGGCGACAACGGGATCACGGGCACGCCCCCGACGGACACGCTCGCGACGGCGATCACGATCGCCCGGGAGCTCGACGGCGCAGCCCTCACGCTCTGGAAGAAGGGGGCGCGGCCCGACTTCGTGATCGAGACCGACAAGCGGATGGACGACACGACCATGGCCCGCTACCGGTCGGAGTTCCGCGAGATGTACGGCGGGGACAACCGCGGCACGCCGGCGGTCATGATCCCGGGCCACAAGTTGGTCCCGATGCAGTCGAACACGATGGAGCAGTCGCAGTTCCAGCAGTTGCGCGAATCCATCCTGCCCGAGGTGTGCAGCCACTGGGGCGTGCCGGCGAGCCTCGTCGGTGATGCGAAGGCCCAGCGGTACGGCTCGCCGGAGGCCGACAACCTCCAGGCCCAGGTCTGGTGCCTGCTGCCGTGGCAGAAGCGTTTCGAGGGTGCGGTCAACCTCTGGCTGGCCGACACCTACGGCGAGAACACGTTTTTCCAGCTCGACAACCGGGCGCTGCTCCGCGGCGATTCGGTCGCCCGGGCGAACCTGTACCGGGCGATGTTCTCCATGTCGGCGATCACGCCGAACGAGATCCGCGAGCTCGAGGACTTCCCGCTGCTCGAGGAGCCGGAGGCCGACAAGACGTTCCTGCAGCTCGGCTTCTCGACGTTGGAGATGGCGGCGAACCAGGCCCAGAAGGGGGCAGCCGGGGCGGTGCAATCGCCGGCGGATGCCGGCGATTCGATGCCTGTCGATCCATCGGCGGACCCGCTCGCGGCAGCGGCCACCGGGCTCGACATGTCATCGACCGCCCTGAACGGGGCGCAGGTCACGGCGCTCGTCGCCGTCCTCCAGCAAGTTTCCCAAGGACTGCTCACCGAGGAGTCGGCGGTGGCCCTCATTCAGGCCGCGTTCCCGACCGTGAGCTACGAAGCCGCAAAGAAGATCGTGTCCGGTGCGATGCCAGCACCTTCGCAGCAGGGGGCGTGAAATGGAACCGCTCGTCGAACGTCGCTATCTCCTGATTGAGGACTACCCGGACGCGTTGCGTGTGGCCCGCCGGGACGACAACGCCCCGCAGATCGGCGGCGTCTCTCCTCCGTGGGACTCGTGGTCAAACGACCTCGGCGGGTTCAAGGAGCGATTCCTGCCGACCTCATTTGATGACCTTCTCGACCCGTCTGGAGTGCTGCGTTCGAAGATCGACGTTCCGTTCCTGTTCAACCATGATCCCAACCTGATCACGGGTCGGACGTCAAACGGGCGGCTTGAAGTGCGACGCGGAGACAAGGGGCTGGAGTACGTCCACTCTCCGCTCCAGACGACGCACGGCCGCGACCTCGTGATGATGGTCGAGGACCGCACGATCAAGGCGGCGTCGTTCGCGTTCACCGCGCACCAAAAGGGCGACGTCTGGGAGGAAGACGAGCGTGGTAACGTCACGAGAACCGTGACGCGGGTCTCCGGCCTTTACGACGTTTCCGCAGTCGTGTACGCGGCGTATGGAAAGAGCTCCGCCGCGCCGCGTTCGCTGCCGCTCTGGAAGAACGCCCGGAGCGCGATGGCCCACCGGGCCGAGTCTCGCGGCCTCACGATCTCCCTCGACTTCGACAACACGTTCACCGCGGCCCCCGGGCTGTGGCGGTCGTTCGTCGCCGATGCCCAGGCCCGCGGCAACCGGGTCGTGTGCATCACGCGACGCGAAGACAACGAGGAGAGCCGGGCCGCCCTGCGGACCGCGTTCGGAGACCTCCACGACGAACTTGCCGGCGTGCTGCTCGTCGGGCCGGACCAGCGGAAGCGGTCGGCCGCAGCGGCCGCCGGCATTTCGGTCGACATCTGGGTCGACGACTACCCCGAGGGGATCGTCGAGCCCGCCCAGGCCGGGCCAGCCCAGGCCGCCCCGCGCGGCGTGAAGGTCTCGACGCTCGCCGGTGCCCGGGCCGCCGCGGCGGCCGCCGCCGCCCGGATGCGGATCGCCCTCAGTTCCACGGAGGCCTCCCGATGATTTCCGACGCCCCTGTGACCGTGGCCGAGAACCTCGACGGCGGCCTGCTCGCGAAGATCAAGGCGTTCGTCGAGACGGCCAAGTCGGCCGCCGCCGACGGCCTCACGTGGGCCGAGTTCGGCGACCTCATGCTCGCCCTGCTGCGGCTGGTGATCGCGGGCCTCGACGTCGCCAACGGCCTGACCGGTGCCGCGAAGAAGGCCCTCGCCCTGGAGGCGGTCGCGAGCCTGTTCGACGCCGTGGCCGATCGGGCGGTCCCGCCGCTCGCCTACCCGATCTGGGTCCTCGCCCGGCCCGCCGTGCGGGCGCTCGTCCTGGCACTGGCGTCGGGGGCCGTGGAGCAAGTGCTGCCGCTCGTGAGGCGCTGAAATGCTCGACAACGTCCGGCTGCTCGTGGAGTGGGCTCCCCTGCTCGGCTACGCCAAGCGGCTGTCGGCGGCCGTGGATGACGGCGGCCGGGCCGACACGATCGCCGACGCGATCGAGTGGCTCGCATCGAAGACCGGCAACCGCATGGACGACGAGCTCGCCCGCCTCGTGGCGGCCGTGCTGCACACCCCGCAGGGCGCGGCCCTCGCGGGATGGATCGCCGACAAAGCCGCCGACATGGAGAAGACCCAGTGAACTACGTGACCCTGGCCCAGATCGTGATCGCCGTCGGCCTCGTCGGCTACGGCGTGGTTGTTGGTGTGCAGCAGCTCCGCGGCCGGCTTGGCCGGCGGACCCGGACGCCGGTGGACGATCTCCGCCTGGTGATCGACCTCGCGGCCCGGCTCCGGGACAAGGGGCAGACCGACGCCGTGGCCGTGTGCGAGCAGCTCACCCACGAGCTGCTGAAGCCGGAGGCCAAGGCGTGAGGCCGCTCGCCTTCATCGCCGCCGGGCTTCTCCTGCTGACGCTGCCGCGCGTCGAGGGGTGCCGCGTGGACACGAGCGGGTCCGCGACGGCGGCCGTCTACGTCTATGAGAAGGACGACGGCGGCGTGCCGCCGTTCGTGACCGTGGCGATCAACAAGCTGAACCGCGAGCGGAAGGTGGTCGCCACGCTCCTCGAGGCCGACACGACCGACGGGACCGGCGACGTTCCCGACCAGTACCAGGCCGCCCTGGATGCGGCCCGCAAAGCGGGGCTACCGGTGGTTGTCGCCCTCGCGGGCAGGACGGTGATCCGGGTGACGCCGCAGCCGGGGAGTGAGGCCGCGGTGATGGAGGCCGTGCCGTGATCATCGACCCGAAGCTGATCGACGTCTTCCCGGCCGAGCACGACGGCTACCCGGCGAGCCTCGCGATCGAGGACACGCCCGACGCCCTCCGCGACGCCTGCGGCTCCGCATCGCGGGAGTTCCCCAAGGCCCTGTGGATCGAGCCGCGCGACTGGATCGCGAAGGCCAGAGAGAACGACGCGGCCATGGCGTGGGGCATCAACTTCATTGACCGGTTCACGAATCAAGACCCGACCCACGAATGTACGTGCCACTCGCTCCGGGTGAACGTCGAGGCCGCCCGCAACCGGGCGCGGGGCGTGAACTACGGCGGGCCGCGGAAGGACTACCGCTACCCAGAGTCTCGCGAATTCGGGGCCGTCTGGCTGTCGCCGCTGTCCGTCTACGCGGAGGCCAACCCGCGGCAGTGGGGTGGGGCAAACGTCCGCCGCGTCCTGGAGATCGCCGTCCGACGCGGGATGCTCCCCGAGACGGTGCAGCCCTACGACTACCAGTTCCGCCACTCCCTCCACGGCACGACCGGCCGGGGCGGGTTCAACCAGGCCCGCGGCCCGTGGACGCCGGTCTCGCGGTTCCCGGCCGGGTGGGAGGAGACGGCCCGGCACTTCCGGCCGCTCGAGGTGATCTTCCCGGAGAGCTACGAGCAGGCCGTGTGCCTCGTGCTCCACGGCTACGTCGTGAGCGTGGGCCGCAACGGGCACGCGGTGCCGTGGGCGCGGTGGATGCCAGACCAGCGGCTCATGGCCTATCCGGACTCCTACGACATCGTGCGCTACGACTCCGAGCGGACCGCGAAGTCGGCATGGGAGGGATCGTTCGCCGTGGCGAGCGTGACCCTCCCCGATGACTGGAGCCGGCCTGCCGGGCGAAACCCATGAAATCGCCTTTCCTTGCGCTGCTTTTCGCCCTGTTCTGCGCGACCGCCGCGGCCGCCCCCTGCGGCAACTGCCACGGCGACCGCGTGGTCGGCCCCGGCCCGGTGCGGTTCGCGTGCCCGGTGTGCGACGGCAGCGGCGAGATTCCGGACCGGCCGACAGCTCCCAAGGAATCCTTGGGAGTTGCAGCCGCCGCCCCCGGCCCCCGGCCCGCCGTCTGCCGGATCGAGTGCGGTGCCGGCCCGGCGAAGGACTGCGGGACCGGCACTCTCGTCGAGGCCCGCGACGGCCGGGCTCGCGTGCTCACCGCCTGGCACGTGATCCGCGACGGCCGGACCTCGATCACGATCCGGTGGCCCGACGGCACGAGCGGCACGGCCCGCGTGGTGGCGTGGGATTCGGCCTGGGATCTGGCGGTCCTCTCGGCCGCCGCCCCTGCCGCCGCACCGGTGCCGATCGCAGCCCGGCCCCCGGCCGTCGGCGACCGGCTGACGCTCGCCGGCTACGGGCCTGTGCCGTTCACCTACCGCGAGGCGAGCGGCGAGGTGACCCAGTTCCTCGGTCCGACGGGCCGGCACCCCATGCACATGCTCGAGGTCCGGGCCGCCGCCCGGCAGGGCGACTCCGGCGGCCCGATCTTCAACGCCCGCGGCGAGGTGGTCGCGGTGCTGTGGGGCTCGACCGGCGGGCTGACGGCCGGCAGCCACGTGACCGAGATCCGGCGGATGCTGGGCCAGCCGGTGGCGGCCGCCGTCTGCAAGGACGGGAGGTGCGAGCGATGACCGACTCCGACTTCGTGTGGGCCGAGCTGGCCCGCCACCCGATCCGCCGGGCCATGCTCGGCCGCGAGCGGTGCGACGAGATCGTCGCGACGGCTGCCAGCATGTCGCCCACGGGCGGGGCGGCCGTGGCCGCCGGCCGCAACCGCGACGACATGCGGCGGATGTGGGAGGGCCGCGTCCGCGACGAGTACGCCCAGCGGGCGGGGTTCGCGTTCCTGACCATGTTGATCATGTGGGCCATCGGGGCCGTCGTGCAGGCATTGGTGAAGAAGTGGTGGGAGGAGCACACGTGAGTACCGAGACAATCGAAATCGTCCTGCGGTCCGCCCGCGAGTTCGGCTTCCCGATCCTCGTCTTGGCCGTGCTGCTGTGGCTCCTCCGCGAGGCCGCTCACGCCATGCACCGGACGGTCGTGATTCCCGTGGTCGACGCTCACTCGACCTTCCTGCGGCAGACGACCGCCACACTGGAGGGCCTCGGCCGCACCCAAGAGCAGCAGGCCGACACGCTCCGCGAGTTGGCCGCCGGCCAGCGCGAGATTCAGTCGGCCATCGGGCGGCTCGCGTGACCGGTCGGCCGCGGTGAGATTTTTTCCAGACGGCCTATAGGGCAAATCGGTGGTGCCTTCATAGGTTGCCGTTCGCGAGATCGACATCGACCACGCATCAACTCCAACCGAGGTAACCATGCCCAGCCCGAAGCTCCGCATCCTGACCGACGAGAGTGTCGCGGTCGAGAACGAGATCCACGCCCTCCGCGCGCTCGAGCCGAAGGACGACGCCGACCGCGAGAGCATCGAAGGCCGTCTGGCCGCCGCCCAGGAGCGGGCCGCCAAGATCGCCGCCGAGGCCAAGCGCGAGGGTGACCTCGACGCCGCGATCGCGTCGATGCAGGCGGTCCGCAGCTCCGACAAGTCCCGCGAGGACGTCGAGAAGCAGTTCCGCAAGGACGAGGAGTCCGAGACCCAGCCCGACATCCGGGCCGGCGTGCGGGCTTTCCGCTCCGTGAAGGTCGCCGAGGCCGTCGGCCGCCACCTGTGCGGGCTGGCCGGCCTCAGCAAGCGGGCCATGGGCGAGACGGTGGACGGCTACGGCGACGACTACGTCGTGACCGAGCTCTACTCCGCGATCGTCAACCGGCTGCAGTACCAGTCGGTGGCGATGCAGCTCGCCTCGATCTTCCGGCCCCGCGGCCAGAAGCTGACCCTGCCCAAGAGCGGCGACGTCACGTTCGGCTTCGCGGCCGAGAACGTGGCGTTCACCGACCAGGACATCTCGACGAGCGGTGCCGACCTGACCCTCTACGAGGGCGGTGCCTCGGTGCCGGTGTCGCGGGCTCTGCTCGAGGATTCGCCGGTCGACGTCGCCGGCCTGGTGGTCGACCGGTTCAGCCACGGGCTCGCCCGGTGGATGGACAACGTGACGTTCGGCGGCAACGGCAGCAATCCGGCGATCACCGGCCTCGCGGCCTCGGTGGGCTCGGGCAACACCGTGACCGTCGCGGCCAACGCCAACACCACGGCCACCAACCTCGCCGACGTCGTCGGCAAGGTGGACGAGGCCATCATGGGCACGGGCGCGTGGGTCTGCTCGAAGGCCGGCTACGTCGACCTCATGAAGATCTGGTCGGCCCAGCAGACCACGATGGTGGTCGGTGGCGGCCGCGTGGTGCCGACGATCTTCGGCGCCCCGGTCTACATCGTGAAGGGCCTGCCCTCCACGACGCTGGCCCTGTTCGGTGACTTCAGCATGTCGACCGCCATCGGCCTGAAGGACACCGGGCTGGAGATCAACGTGGCCCGTGAGCTGCTCGTCCGCAGTCGCCAGGTGCTCTACGTGGCATCGACGCGGCTCGGCGTGAGCAATCACGGCCCCGAGTTCGTCGGTCGCCTCGCGAAGGCCACGACCTGATCCATTTGACTGATTCCGGCGGGGGCCGGCACTTGCCAGCCCCCGCCGGCTCTGGTCGGTCCTCACGGAGGTCCACGTGGCCGAGCTGGTCCCCGTCCGTCTCACGTCCGAGTTCCGCGGCACTCCGGCCGGGGCCGTCATCCAGGCGACCCCCGGCCTCGCGGGCTTCCTGACGTCGACCGGCCGGGCCACGCCGGCCCCCGACGTCCCGGCGGCCCGCAGTTCCGATCGGTGCATCGAGCAGGCAGTGGTGAGGGGAGCCGGATCGTGATCGTTACACCGCCCGACAACATCGCCGTGATCGTCGCGCCGGTGGTCGAGCCGGTGTCGCTCTCCGACGCCAAGGCCCAGATCGGCCTCCTGCCCGAGCAGGACGAGCACAACTTCCTCATCGCCCAGAAGATCTCCGCGGCCCGCCGGCTGATCGAGCAGCGGCTGGGGATCACGATGGTGGCGACGAAGCTCCGCGGCGTGTGGCGGCAGTGCCCGCGGGTCGTGAGCCTCCCGGCCCCGCCGCTCCTGGTCGATGCCGACCACCCGATCACCGTGACCGTCGACGGCGAGGCCGTGCCGGCCGGCGAGCTCGAGGTCGATGCCGACCTCTGCCCGGGCGAGATCACGTTCGTGGTGCCGCGGCCCGGGAAGCTGATCGTCGAGTGGTGGGCCGGGAAGGCCCCGGGCTTCATCCTCTGCCCGATGCTCCAGTCCGCGATCCTCATGTACGTCGACCACGCCTTCCGCAACCGGGGCGTGCTGGCCGACGACCAGACTGTGATCCTTCCGGTCGGCTTCGACGATCTGCTCGCGGCGTCCTCCTGGTCGGGGAGGTACTGACATGATCGCCACCGGCCGCCTCACGCATCGCTTCGAGCTCCAGCGTCCCGTCCAGACCCGGAACGCGTCGGGCGAGAGCATCACGACCTGGACGAAGGTCCGGCCGTTCCTCGGCTCCTACGACCAGGAGACCTACAGCCAGGCCCAGCGGCGCGGCCAGATCGGCGGCAACCGCCAGGCGACCGTCATCTGCCGGGAGTTCGAGGGCGTCGACGCGTCGATGCAGCTCGTCTGCCACTCGCGCGGCGGCGACGTGATGAAGATTTCCAGCGTGGTCGAGCAGGACGGGGACCTCGTGTTCACCGTCGAGGAGGCCGTCGCATGATCTCGCTCAACTGGGAGGGGATGCAGGGCGAGATCGGGGCGCTCATGGCCCGGTTCCACGAACTGCCGCGGCACATCGCTAAGAAGCATCTCATGGCCGCCATGAAGCGGGCCATGCGGGACGGCGTGCCCGTGCTGAAGTCCATCACGCCGGTCGGCAAGACGCGGACGATCAAGGCCAGCATCGTCCGCGGGCAGATGAAGGAGAACTTCAAGCGGCGGGGCGGTGCCCTGCGGCGTGCCGTCACGACGAAGGCCAAATACATCGGCCGGAACAAGGACGGCATCGTCTACGGCGTGGTCGGCTACAAGGCCGGATTCGAGAGCCGGAAGGCGATCTGGCTGGAGTTCGGCACGAGCCGCGGCGTGAGCCCGCGGAACCTGATCGAGCAGTTCCGCGCCCGATACGGCGGCCCGGCCGCCTCTCGGCTGGCCGAGGAAATGTCTCGCGCCCTGGAGAAGGCCGCCAACGAGCTGGCCTCGGGCATGAACCCCACCCGCAGTTTCGGGAGCTGACCGTGGCAGGATCCCCTCACAACTGGCTGAAAGCCGCGATCGAGGCGGCCGCGAGCTGCACGGCCTGGCCCGTGGAGATGACCGGCGGCGGAGATCCGCCCTACGTCATCTATGCCCGCGAGCAGACCACTCGCGAGCAGCTGCTCGAGGACACGTTCGACGCCACGCCAGAGACCGACCAGATCGAGCCGGTCGCCCGCTACACGGTCGTGGTCTACGCCGACAGCTACGTCCAGGTCTGGCAGATCGCCGGGGCCATCACGGCCGCCATCCACAAGTTCGCCGGCACGGCCCACGGCGAGACCATCAAACACTGCCTCGTGCTCGACGAGAGGGACGGCGATGCCGGCTACCTCGAGGGCCGGGAACAGCCCACGTACACGGTCGAGATCGCAGTCGAAATCCGTTTTTCAGAGGAGTGATCCATGCCACTTTCCACGAAGCCCACGAACGGACCGTCTCTGCCTGCGGGCGTGAAGAAGGTCACCATCAAGGACGTTGACACGACGGCTACTTCCTCGGCCAAGGAGGACGTCACCGACCTCGACAGCACGGAACGCGAGTACGCCGACCCTGTGCTGAAAGAAGGCGGCGGCTCGACCACCGCCACGAAGACGTGCAGCGCGAACGGCAACCTCAAGGGCGCTGAGTTCGACCCTGACCCGATCACGGTCACGACGGGCTGGGTCCTGGAGGACTGCGAGTTCACCTACGAAGAGGGCAAGTACGCGACCTGGAGTGCTGACTGGTCCTACTACCCGCCGCCCGCCCCCTGACGCCAACCCATAGGAGACCACCGCCATGTCACTTGTCAGTTCCCAAGGCCAGTCGATCGGCGTCACCGGCGCCACGAAGATCACGATCAAGAAGTCGCGTGTGACGAAGCCCGGAGACAACCGGCTCGACGCCTCGACGCTCGCGCTCGCCACGGGTGCGTTCCGGGTCTACGAAGCCGGCCTTCCGGACAACGGCCCGAACGGGTCCGCGAACGACGGCATCACCACCACGATCGCCGTCGACTTCAAGGGCAGCACGAAGCCGGCCGTCGGGTCCACCGTCACCCGCGGCGGCGTCACCCTGAAGTGCATCGACAGCGAGCTGACGAACGACACCGGCGCGCTGGTGATGGGCACGGCGAACTACACGAGCGACTACACGTGATCCAGGTCGGCGAGCCAATCCATGCCCACGAACAACCCTCCACCGTCCTCCCAGGGGTCGACCGTGTCGTTCAAGGGCGTCCCGATGGGGCGACTGACGAGCTGGCGCATCGTGGGTGGAAACGCCCGATTCCAGGAGGTGACGAGCCTCGTGTCGCCGGTCATCGGCAGCGGCGGGCAGGCTCGGGTCGTGGCCCAGTGGGACTGCACGAGCGTCGACCCGGGCGGCGTGGACATCCAGGTCCGCGACTGCCCGCCGTTCGATGTGGCCGAGCTCGGCGGCCGCGGGACGGTGGTCGTGACGTTCGCGACGGGCTCGGTCTCGCTCGATGCGTTCCTTGAAACATTCGACGTGAGCGGCAACGTGGGGGAGTTCCTGCGGGGCACGGCACGGTTTCGATTCAGTGGAGCCTGATGTGGCAAACGAAGACGACGATCTGCTGATGTGGAAGCCCGAGGTGATCGAGGCCACGATCCCCGGCACGACGAAGACGGTCTACCTCCGCTACCCGGTCTTCGAGGACTGGCACGCGGTGGCGACCGAACACCAGGCCTACGTCGGCAAGCCGGCCCCGGCATCCCTCGTCGCGAAGACGTTGGTGGCGTGCGTCGTGCGGAAGAACGGCGAGCCGATGTTCACGCGCGAGAACGTCGGGCCGGTGATGCAGGCCAACCCGAACCACGTGATGTGGCTCTATGGGCACATCCTCCAGACCGTGATGCGGAACGACAACGAGCAGATCAGCGAGGTGGAAAAAAACTCCGTAGCCGGACAGGACTGACCGAGCGGTTCCTGTACCGGCTGGCGGCTCATCATCGGATCGTCAACGTCGAGCGGCTGAAGTCGCGAATCCCGATCTCCGCCCTGCGGAGGTGGATCGCGGCCTACCGCGTCGAGCCCTTCGGGGACGAGTGGGGCCGAACGGCCCTCCAGACGCTGCTGATCCTGAAGGCCTTGGGAGCACAGGTCGACCCGCAGTTCCGCGAGATGTTCCTGCCGAGCTACGACCCCGACCGGGAGATGACTGAGGACGAGATTCAGGCGGAGTTGATGAAGTGCTCGGGGGCGCGGTTCGTGCCCAAGAGTGAAGCGAAGGACACGCTGGAATAGATCATGGCGACCATCGGCAAAGTATCCGCCGTCTTTACAGCGTCGACGTCTGGGCTTCTCTCCGGAACGCAGGCGGCCGGCGCGGCATTTCGAACGCTGGGGGGCGATGCAAAGGGCCTTCAGTCGTCGCTGTCCACGCTCCAATCTCTAGACCTTAAGGGCACTTTCAACATCGGCCCAGCGTCGAGTGCTGCGGCGGCGGCCTTCCAGCAGCTGTCAGCTTCCGCTGAATCGCTCCACGCAAGTCTGACGTCTGGCGCGATCACGGCCGATCAGTTCCGCGAATCCATGGCGGCATTGACGCAGCAGGCATCTGTGCAGGCGCAGGTGTTTTCGGAAGGCGCGGCGACGACAGCCCAGTTCGTGACCGCCGAAGAGGCATTTGCCGCAAGGTCGGCCAGCCTTACTGCCCAGCTGGAGGCCGGTGCGATTTCGGCGCAAACATTCGACATGGCAATGGCCGCGGCGCAGCAAACACTGAGCAACGCCAACGGCGAGACGGCCGCCGCGGAAGCCGCCTTTCAGTCTCTCGCGCAGGCCCAGTCGCGTGGCGAGGCGATCACGCGGAGCGTGATGACAGCGGAAGAAAAGCACGCCGCAACACTCGACGAGCTTTCGTCGCTGCTGCGGGCCGGTGCGATTTCGCAGCAGACATTCGACCGGGCCGCTGACGCCAGCGCTAAGAGCATGCGGGACGCTTCCGGCTCGGCGAAACAGCTCGACTCTGGGCTTTCCGGGGTGGCGTCCCGATTGAATGTCCTGATCGGAATCAACGCCGCCCAGCTGTTTGGCTCCATTGCGACGGCGGCAACGAACGCCGTCCGGTCACTCGTTGGCATGGGGCAGGCCCAGGCGGAAGTCATCGACACGACCAGCAAACTCGCGGCCCGGCTGGGCATGAACTACGGCGAGTTGGCCGGGATCGCCCTGGCCGGCGATCTGGCCGGCGTCGGCCTGGAGACGATCGGGGCCGCGGCCACGAAGGCCGACGTCGCGTTCGTCAAGGCATCGCAGGGGTCGACAACCGCCACGGCCGCCTTCGCGAATCTCGGCCTGACGGTGCAGCAGCTCTCCGGGATGAACGCCGCCGATCGGTTCGAGGCGATCGCGTCGTCCATCGCGGCCCTGCCGACCGAGGCCGAGCGGGCCGCGGCCGCCGTCCAGATCTTTGGCCGGTCGGGTGCCCAGCTGCTCCCGCTGTTCGCCGGCGGGGCCGAGGGGATCGCCAAGGCCCGGGAGGAGGCCGAAAAGATGGGCCTGGCACTGACCAACGCCCAGGGCCAGGACGTCGAGGCCATGAACGACGCGTTCACGGAGGCAGGAAAGGCGATCAACGGAATCGTCCAGCAGGTGACAGCGTTCCTGGCGCCGGCGATCCGCGGGATTACGGTCACGTTCACGAAGTTCATCACGGACATCGGCGGGGCGAACATCGGCCAGGCCATCGGCGACGGGGTCCTCCAGGGGGCGAGGTTCCTGGCCCAGATTGGCGACGCGCTGATCGCACAATTCGGGAGCGTCTTCAACTATTTCTCCCAGGTCGGCGGGCAGTGGAACTCCGTCTGGAACCTGGCGAGCCGCGTCGCCACGTTCTTTATCGCCGTCGGCGACGGCCTCCAGGCTGCGTTTGGAATCTTGATCCAGGGCATCACCGGTCCGGTCCAAGGCTTGATGGAGGCGGCCAAGTTCATCGGCGACCGCCTGTTCCTCGATACGTCAGGCCTCGACTCCTCGATCGCGGCCATGGACGCGTTCAACGACGAGATCACCGCCGGCATCACGGACAATCTCAAGTCCGCGGCCGCCAACTTCTCGGCGACGTTTGCGAGCGAAGCCCCGAAGGTTGGGTCGGCCATCACGGGGCCGCTCACGACGTCGCTCACTGGATTCCTCGCCAACGCGGAGGAATCCGCCAAGAAGGTCGACGAGAAGAAGAAGACGCCGCTGGAGATCACGCAAACCGTCGAGTTCGCGGGCGTCAACGAGGCCATCAAGGGCATCGACTCCCGATCGAAGGAGGGCGTCGCGGAGATGTTCCGCCTGATGCGCGGCACCGGCGAGGACGTCCAGCAGCAGCAGCTCGGCGTCCTCGAGCACATCGCCGACACCCTCGACAGCCAAGAGTCCGACTACCCCTTCGCCATCGACGGAGCGTGACATGGCCTGGGTGAGCTACCAACGCGTCCCGACTGGCATCGCCTGCAAGTACGGCGAGAGTATGCGCGTCCAGGAGAGGTGGAGGATCCGCGTCGACACCCCGCAGACGAACCGGACAGACATCGTCGCCGGCGTCACGGCCACGATCGGCATCACGTGGGGCTCGGCTCACTCCGAGTTCCCGGCCTTGAAAGCGCTGGAGTTTGACCTCGCGCCGGCGACGGACGACGCCATGCTGTGGATGCTGACCGTGTCCTTCTACGTGCCGCCGCCCGGGAAGGTCGTTCAGGAGAACGGGATCCCGGCGGACGTCTGGGAGCGGAGCGGCGGCGCGACCACGGTCCCGGCCTTCACGGACGAGGCCGGCAACACGATCACCAACTCCGCGAAGGACCCACTGGAAGGCCTGGAGAAGGAACGCGAGGAGACGAGCTGGAGCCTCACGAAGTATTACGAAGACGAGCAATCACTCGACGCCGACATCGAAGCCGCGGCCGGCGCGGTCAATGACGCGGCCTGGGCGGGGGGAGACGCGAAGTGCTGGAAGTGCTACTTCAAGGGCTCCAAGAAACAAAGCATCTCCAAGCTCGACGGCGACGACGACGGCGGCCTGCTCGAGTTCATCGAGAGCCGCTGGGAGTTCCGCCTCGACCCGGGCACGTGGAAGGCCATGCCGTGGGACGTCGGCTTCATGGAACTCGTCGGATCGGAGCGGAAGGCGATCCTCGGCAACGACGGGAAGCCGGTGAAGCAGCCGGTGGCGCTCAGCTCCAACGGCACGAAGAAGTCCCCGGGGCAGGCCCCGAGCGTGATCAACAACGGTGCCGGCGTGGACCTCTACCCGTCGGCCGACTTCGGCAGCATCTTCGGCACTCCGGAGCTGCTGTGAGATGGCGCACGTTAAGTTCTCCGAGGGGGACGCCCGCCGGATCGCGGCCGCGACCCGCGCGTACGAGCGCGGGAATCGAGACATGGCCCCGGTGCGGTTTCGCGACCCGGGCGGGGACGGCGATCCGATCCGGATCGGGAAGGTGTCGTCTGACTGGGCCTTCGGCACCTGTGCCACGGTCACGCTCTGGGAGGGCGAGGCCAGTTCCGGGGCGTCCTGCGAACCGACGCAGACCAGCCCGACCGCGACGATCACGGGCGTCCGCAATCAGTCGCGAGACGTTAAGGCCGAATCGTGGGTCGCGATTGCGAGGGCCACCGACGGCCGGTGGTATCTCGTCGAAGCCGGCGCCCCAGACGATTCCGAAACCTGCCGTCAGACGATCGGCGGCCAGGACATCACGAAGTGGGCTGGGTGGGACGGTACGAAGGTGCAGCTGCTCGGCCACGATGCGAACGGCTGCCTCAAGTGGTTCGACACGGATGACTGCCAGGAGACAGGGACAGGGACAGGGACAGGGACAGGGACAGGGACAGGGACAGGCCCATGACGATCATCACCGTCCAAGGCGGCAGGCCCGTCCTGCGCAACGGCAAAGTCGGCGCCGGGCAGGGGTGTTGCTGCTGCTACGGATGCGTCAGAGACGGCGAGGTCGTATGCCAATACACCACGAAAGAGGAGTGCGAGGATTGCGTCCGCACCTACCAGTGTTACGAGCGAGTCAACACGGAGTGCGACGGCGACTGCCCTGACGGCTACGACCCGTACACGGAGGTCCGCACCACCGTCACCATCACGTTCTCCAGCGCATGCTGGGCGTCCGCCTACTCCGCCGAGGTCTACGGTCTGGTAATCGGATGCGGGCAAATCTTGTCCGCTGCGGTCACATTCCAGTCCGGCACGTTGGCCAAGTTCGGCCACGTCGCTCCGACAGTTACCGCCGCCCCGCTCGACGAGTCCTGGTGTGTCCAGGGGGGGGCCGGGGCCGTCCTGGGCGTCACGCTCGAAGAGGTAGCCGACCCATACGGTTGCGGTTTTAGCGTGTGGCGTGTCGCATCCGTGGAGGTCATCAACGGCGGCAGCGGGTACGTGTCGGACCCGAACGACGGGTGTGTCGCGATCGCCTTTACTGCCGGCGTAAGTCGCGAGCCGCCGA